GTCATCACGCGCCCCGCATTATCGCCGTCCAGAACCGCAAAAGAGCGTTTCAGCCTGGTTACATGCAGGTTCGGATACGCCGTTCCGTCGAGGGTCAAAACACTCGTCATGCTTTCACCCCCGCAAGCCTTACGCCTACACGCTGCGTCTCTTCGTTGTTCGCCTTATAGACAGCCCGTGCAAACTCTCTGCCGTTGAGCTGCAAGATGATCGTCTGCGACCGTCCGCCGGATTCGTTCATAGCCTGTTTGAATGCCTGCACCATTGTCTCAAGCGGCGTTTCGATGTTCGTTCCGCTCTTCTGGTCGCCCAGCACCGCCATAAACTCCCGGTTCGGAGGGATGACTGCGCCTTCTGCCAGCCTCGGGAGTGCTACTTTACTCACCGGTGGGATATTAAAGCCAAACGATTTGCCACCGATAACCGGCACCCAATCCGGAATATCAATGTGAATTTTATTCAAGCAGGAAATGAGGAAGTTAATTCCATCAATGATTCCGTTAATTGCCGCTTCGAACACGCCGATAAAACCGTTTAAGGCATTCTTTGCAAGGTTTGCCCACCATTCCGACGTAAACACGGGCGCAATGTTTTTATCCCAGAAGCTTTTTACCGCTGCCCAACAGGATTTGATTTTGTCTATAATGAAATTCCAATTTGGGGCAATCGCCGCTGCAAGACTTGCACCGCCTGCCGCCAGCAACCCAAGACCAAGAGGAATTCCGGCACCTGTAAACAGGAGAACCGCGCCAAGCACAAGCAAAGATACGCCAAGTAAAGCAGTTATTACGCCGAGCGGACCGCGCAGTTTGCTTTGAATCGTGTCCCAGTTTGCCGTGATTGCTGCCCTCAATCCAACTGCCCCCGCTGCCATTAGAGCAATACCGAGTGGAATATTTGCGCCGGAAAACGCTAACACAGCGCCCAATGCAAGCAATGCCGCGCTTACAAGCGCTGTTACAACTCCTATTGGTCCTTGCAATGCCTGTTTAATGCTGCCCCAGTTAATTGCTACAACAGCTGCAAGTCCAACAGCACCCGCCGCCATTAGTGCGATGCCAAGCGGTAAATTTGCACCGGAAAACGTGAGAATCGCGCCAATGACGAGCAGCGCCGCACTCACAACTGCCATGATTTCGTAAACATTTTCCTGAACAAACTTTTTAACAGCGCCCCAGTTGATCGCAGCGGCTGCGGCAAGCCCAGCTACGCCCGCTATCATAAGCCCTATGCCAAGAGGCACATTTGCCCCGGTAAACGTCAAAATTGCGCCAATTACCAGCAGTGCACCGCTTACGATTAGCGTCAGTTCCGTGATAACCGCCTTTAGTTCTGCGACTGGTCCTTCCCAATTAGCGGCTGCTACAGCTGCAAGCCCAATAGCGCCCGCGATAATCAGTCCTAAACCGAGAGGAACGTTTGCACCGCTGAATAGCAAAATGGCGCCAAGTGCCAAAAGCGCCGCGCTCACAATGGCTGTGATTTTACCGATCTGCCCTTGCAGCAGTTCAGCGATTCCGCCCCAATTTTCCGTCACAGCATCGTAGATTGCCAACGCTCCAATTGCCATCAACGCAAGCCCGAGCGGAATGTTTGCGCCGGAGAATGTCAAGATTGCACCAAGCGCCAAAAGCCCTGCACCAAGAAACAGTTCCGTAATCGCGGTGATCTGGTCTTTGATTTTAGATGCGAAATTCGGTGCAATCCCACCAGACGCGCCAGCACCTCCGATGCCGCCCGCGCTTTCGTCCGAATTGCTCGACAGCTGATTGATTTCGTCAAAGCTTGCCATCGACTTCCCAGCTTTTTTCGCCGCGCTCCCGACGCCTTCTAACGCCTCTTGCTCGTCATATAGAGACTTTGCAGCCGCTGCCGACTTTTCGTAAGTCGTTCCAAAAATCTTAGACACGATCCTAGCCAGCAATGTTATGATGCGAGTCAGTACGTTAGCGAGCGTTATAAACGCCGGAATTACGACTTGAAGAATCGGTTGCGCCAGCGTCAGCAACGCGCCTTTCAGTCTTGCGACCGCAGCCCGTGCCTCCTCATTTTTCATGATTGTTTTCCCGAGCCAAGTCCGTAAACTTTGCAGTGCCCGAGTAATCAGGCTGAAAACAAGAACGCGCTTAAAAAGCCCGGAAACACGCTTACTGAACGTGTTCATGCTGTCGGAAACCTTCTTCGCGGCGGTCTCCATTCGCTCTGTCGCGCCGCTTGCGTTTGTGATTTGCTCCGTGAGTTCTCCGGCTTTTTGCTTCGCAGCGTCCAAAGCAGAAGTCTGCGCGATCACTTTGTCCGTGATTTTTGCATATTTCCCGTCCAAACTCTCAACGATCTTGTCCTGTTCTTTTAAGATTGCTTCCTGCTCTTTGATTTGCGCTGCGACTTCCGTCTGCCGCCCGTATGCTGTGATATAAGCATCCGGAGACGCAGACACCTCGCCAGACGTGATCTGCCGAAGCCGCTCAGATTCCGCCCGCAACGATTTCAGCGCATTTTCTGCCTGTTTTGCAGATTCTTTCGCTGCGTCAAGCTGAGATTTCAAGCCACTCTGCTCACCGGTGCTTTTTTTCAGATCAGCTTCCATCTTGTCGATTTTCGCTGTCAGTTTATCAAGCTCCTTCTGCGCGTTTTTTGCGTCGACCTCTGCTTTAACAACGATTCTTCCATCTGCCATTTTCTCACCACCTTATTTTGAAATGCCCCATGCGGCCAGAACGTCCTTTTCGGACTCTGTATACGTCGTTTTCAGATCGATAATATCCCTGTTTTTCCGGTAGAATTCCCTGTCCTGTTTATCCAGAGACTTCCCGTGCGCTTTTTTATCGCGTATGCGGACAACTTGAGCAAAGAGACAGTCACCGATCTCCTGATAGAAGCTCAGAAACGAGTACCAGTGTAGATATTCCAGCGCCCGCACCTCACACCCGGCAATCCGGTTGATCGGAGCAATAATGATGTCAAAATCCTGTTCCCACGACATCAATGCAGGTTCGTGTTTCTTCTCTTTCCGATCTTGCCCCCGGTCAATAAACCGGAAGCATTGATTTAGGGCCTCCTGATAGTCTCCTGGAGGCATTTCGTCGAAACCGGGATAAAAAATCTCTAGTGCCGCCTCGGCCTTGAGATGGTCATCCAACTCGTTATCGGTAAGAGCGGTGAGGATATCCAACACCGCTCTATAGTCCGACCGAATTCCGTATTCTGTTCCGTTTACATCAACCGAGGTCGGCAGCGACCAGATTACTTTTTCCATCGCTCCGTATACTTCTTGATTCTCGGGTCAGTAAGTTTCTTCTGGCGGGAGAACGTCGTATCGATCTGATCAATGACGGAAAGCATCAGATTGCACCAGACAGGAAGACCGTCGGCCATTGCATAGACGTTCATCGTGCCAAACAGGGGCGCGCAGATCGGCTTCCCGAAGAGTCCATCCAGCATGTCGCGCATTTCTTGGTCTCTACGGCGCGCAATCTCAAAAATTTCCTTTTTGTCTGCGCAGCGCTCAACTTCTGCCTTGTACGCGTCCTGCTTTTTGTCCAGTTCTTCAAATGTGTTGTAAATTTTCTCTACAACTTCGCTGTCCGTAGGGTTGAATTCAATCGTCACAGCGTCGTTGATGTTAAACGCCACTATGCCGGTGTCAAATCTAATTTCTGCCATCTATTGCTCCCCCTTATTCCGAATCCGCTGTAAATGTTACCGTGCCGCCAGCGCCGACCGCCGCCGTGCCCGTGGTTCTGTTGCCGCCAAGCGTGACGTCGATAGGCATGCCGACATAGCCGCCGCCTTCGCCGCCGAGACTCGAGGGCTTGACCATCGTCGCATCGTACCGTTCGGCGAACGCCGCTGTCTTGGCCGTTCCCGCGTAATGGTGGACGATAAGCACATCCTGGTTCGCAAGAGCTGCGGCGTCCTGATCTTTGACCGCAAGGTTCCAGATCTTCGTAAGCGCAGCGTCGCCCGCGTCGAGTTCGCACGGCTCAAAGCTCTGCGTAATGATCGGCTTCTTCATTGTTGTTCTGGTCGTGCCGAGGATATCCTTGCTGGAATCCTCCTGCCAGTCGTATTCCATGCTCGAATCCGTGACTCGAGTGCCAAAAGGCGACCAAACCGGCGCAGTCGCGGAACCCGTGTTCAGGTACGCGATGAGTAATTCTCTGTCTACCGGCTGGCCGCTCGTGGTGTTAAAAGTAGTTTCTGCCATTTATATCACCTCGTAAGTCATCTTCATTAAAATTTGGTGGTCTTCTGTTCCATCATTGTATCGGGCGAACATCGCCGCGCGGCTGGATACGTCCATACGCCGGACGCGGATGCCGTCACCCAAAGACGGATAATTCTGCATTGCCCAATCCCCGAAGCGGTTCAAAACTGCGTCGGCTTTCAGGCGCTTGTCGTTGCTGCTGCCCGGGAAGATGCGGGCGATAATTTTGAACTGGTATTCTGCCTCATGCCCGCCGAGCAAGTACCTTTTTGTGATGTACGCACCTTGAATCACGGACAGAGCCACGCTTGCGGAATCGGCGGCGAGGAATTCGTAGTTGATCGTCGCAGCCGGCATATCGTCATCTGAAAAGGAATTCGCCCATACCATCATCTTCCGCGATATGTCCTGTTCTTCCTCGGAAGAAACAAGCTTTTTTTCTTTTTCAGAGCCCATTTTTCACCGCCTTATCTGCAACTCGAATCCATTTGTCAAGGTTCTCAGCCTTTGAAGCCTCGAACCAGTGTGATTGTGCCTGCGCGTGTCCGGAGGTCGTGAACACAAGGTTTTTGTCTGTCAGTACCTTCGTCCCGCCTTTTGGCGCGTATGTGCTGCCAGTCTCCGGGTCAACCATGGCTTTTCCGTAATACAGAAATCTTGCATACGGTCCAGGATAGACGATCGCATTACCGTCCACAAGCGTTCTCTGGTCAAGAGAGCCCGTCAGGAACGGCACATACGGGCTTGTGTCCTTTTTTACCTGTACAGCAACAATGTGTTCGGCTTTTGTACAAGCCCGTGCTATAACCTCCTGAAGCTCGTCAAAGCCGTCGGTTTTCACACTGAATTTCAGCATCACGTGCCTCCGACCTGCCAGTGCCGCATGGAAGGACTGCCGAAGTCCTTCATGTCCACCTTTGTCACTTTGTACACATCGTCGTAAAACATTTCAATCTGTTCTTCCGTCTTGTCCGGCTCGACTACTTCACCTTTCACAAAGAAGGTAGTGCCGCCGTTACCGTCCGTGGATAGCGTCCAGATTTTGCTTTTATCAGTTGCTCGCCAGAACTCTTGCGGTCCGACATAGCGCTTCACCGCGCCTGTCACGCCGTCTACGGCTGGCGAGGAAAACGGGATGTACAGATTCACCGCATCTGCACCTTCAAGCCCGCTCGCGCGGACGTTGGCAGCTTTCGACGCTTGGAGCATTACGCCGCGAATCACTGTGATGTAGCGCTTCTGCGTGTCATTGAAATCCTGGTCTTGCTCCTGCGTGACGTTGTAGATGGTTACAGTGTGGGGGGCGTACATGCTAAACACCTGCCTCTGTAAAGAAGCCCGGTATGGGCTAGGTATTCACGTGCTACGCTTGCAAGGGCGTTCTTCGCCTCGGAAGCCGCTTTCAATGCAGCTACGGAAGAATCGCCGCCGCTGCGAAGCGTCCGGGAATAGCCGCCTACAGTCTCGCTCTGCAATTCTCCTTCGTCAGATGCAAGCCCGGCGGACACATTCTTTCTGGCAAGCTCCTGTGCCGTGTCGATCAGCATATACTGGTCGACTAAGGCGCAGCAGCACATTTTCATAGCATCCAGCTCTGCAAAATCCTTTGCTCGGTTTTGCGTGTAGTAGTCAAGGAAGGAACTGGCGCGTGTCGCCAATCTGCAAAAGCTGTCAGCGTCTACCGTTCCCTTGTAGATATCGCAGTAGTACTCATAATCGGCGTATATCATTGCGCCAGCTCCTTTCTGTTACGAACCTACCGTCACAGTGGCCGTTCCGGTCTTCGTGCTGTCCTGCTTGGACTTTGCGGTAACGGTAATGCTCGCGGACGTCTCGTTGGAAGCGACCGTCAGGATACCGTTTTCCGAAATGGAAGACTTCGCGCCGCTCTGGCTCCACTCGACATCGCCGCTCACGATGCCTTCACCAGCAACAGAAGCCGCAAACGCCTTGCTCGCTCCCTTTTTCACGGTTGCAGTAGCAGGGGATACAGTCACCGTAGATACTGTGCCAGTCTTTCCATAAACAGAGAACGGGAACGGGTTGGCAATGTCAACGTTGTAAGCGTTGACCGGGTTTGCGATTTCCCAGCCGAGACGCATGACCGCACGGAGAGCGACCATATCGTTCTGCATGAGGTTGTAGGTGATTGCCTTCGTGCTCGGGTCCTGAATGACACCCTCGGTGAAGATCTTAAAGGTCATGTCCTGACGGATGGCGTATACCAGCTGCGTCCAGTCACCGACGATCATCTGTGCCTGTGCCGGGTCAAATGCGCCGTTCATCGGGAAGTACATATCCATACCATCCAAACCATAGCGCGTTGCGCCCTGCATGTCGGACTTGAAGATGGGCTGACCTGTCGTGTCCTTCAGCCCGCGCAGCTTGCCGCGCATCTGGATTGCGGCCATAACGCCGTTCGGGTTGAAGCCGTCAAGTTCTACCTTCGCGATAAGACCGCCTTCGCCCATGATGTCGGTAAATACATCAGAGCTTGCCGCAACTCCGTTACCAGCAGCGATAGCGGAAGGAACGACGCCATCGCGCCACGTGGTTGGCTTGTTCGTGCCAAACAGGATGGCAGCGTCAATGACCTTTCCGAAAGCTTCGGTCAGTCTGGGTCTTACCTCGCCCCAGATGTCATAATCTGCGTCATCCAGTGCTGCTTCTGGGATGGGGACGATAACCGCGATTTCCTCGGCATAGATTTTCTTCTTGTCCCACGCCATCTTCGTGGTCTGCTTGAAAGCCTCACCGGCTCCGGTATCGGTTGCTTCGCCGTTGACGAAGTACGCAGAGGGAAGCGCGTCGAGGACGTTGATGGTCTGCGTCTTGCTGGACATATTCGCCAGTCTCTTCCCCATGCGAAGGACTGCGGATTCCGCGATAGCGCCCTGCATGATCTCGCGGGTTACGGGTTCCGGAATAAGCCCGGAAAGTGCATTTCTGTCAATAATATTCGGCATATGATTCTCCTTTCGTTATTTCAGAGCGCCCCGAATCAGGGCGTTCATCGTGCTGTTCATGTTTGTTTCTTTGGTCCCACCGCCTGCCGGTGCTGTCCAGTCGAACGTCGCCTTCTTGCGATTCGCTGTAAGCTCGTCGACAGCCTGTTCGAACGTGATCTTGTCAGTGACCATCTTTGTAGCCTTGAATGCGATAAACTCAGCGTCCTCGCCGCTCAAGCCCTTGCTCAGGACGTATTTGTCCCGTTTGAGCTGTTCGGCTTCAGCCTGCAATGCAGTCAGTGCCGCCTTACTGTCTGCAAGGTCTTTTGCCTGCTTTGCCTGCCGTTCCTGTTCGGTCTGCTGGCTGTCTTTCCATGTCCGGTATGCGGTAATCTCTTCCTCGCTGGGGTATTTCTTCCGTTCTCTGTCAAGCCTCGACTGAATCATCTTGTCAACGTCAGCCTGAGTAAACGTTTTTTCCTGCTCTTGCGCAGTGTTTTCCGTGCCCTGCACGTTGGTTTGTTCTGCCATAAAAATCTCCTTGTTTAACGTCCTGTCGGACAGTGTTGATAAATAAAAAGAGCCAACCGACAACAAATCGTAGTCAGTTGGCTCCATTCAGCCCTTCCCGGCGAACATTTACGCCGTGGGAATCTATTCAGTTTTCAGCCGTTTTCGCTGAATTGTCTGCACAATGATATTTCCTTCCTTATCCCGTAGGAGTTCTACACGGAAACCAGCCGCAAGCGCCCGCTCAATGGCTGTTTTTAACTTTTCGTCAATCATATCAGTCACCTTCAAGCAATCTCGTAAGCGTACCGTTCACATCATCTTCGACAATTTCCCATTTGCCAGGCGGCGTTTCGCCGTTGAGCGGCGCAGGGGCGGACGCGGAATAAAGGTAATCTTCCCCTTCGTCGTCGATGATACGAAGCAGGTCATATTCGATGCCCGTGCATTCGTAGGTCTTCCCGTCCGTCAGCCCGAGAACTCCTCCGCCAAACGTTGGTCCTTTATATCTCACCTTCATTTCTTCTTCACCCCTTTCAGCTTCTCTTCAAAGTGCTCTCCATTGCGTTCAAACCAGTGAACATCATACCGGAAATTTTCTGTTTGTATTATACCGCCCATTTTCCGCCATTGCAACGGCTCCCCACCGTATTTCCCGGAAAGGAACTCCGCCGCTCTTAGTTGTTTGCCGGAATCTCCGCCAGCTATTTCACGGATAGAACTTATTTCTGAACCTTTCGGGACAACGCCGTTCACGACATCAGATTTCACATCAAGTGTTTCTTGTAGCCGCATGACTGGTTTTGCCGCTTTCGCCGCGCCCGCTGCAGCCTCGGATTTTGCATCTGTATATAGCACATTCAATCGTTCCGGCTGTTCCGGTAGCCCTGCCGCTTTGCTGAACCTACTATATTCATCGTTCAGACGCCAAAGCTTTACGTTTGCGGCGGTCGCGTCCTCGGAAAGCCCAGCTTCTTTGTATGCGTTTCTAAGCTTTTTCTGCGCGCGGATTTGACGTTCTATGCGGCGCTGCATCTGCGTCGCTTCATAGGCTGTGTAAGTCTTTCCGTCAAACGTGCAGCCAAGACCATCATCGATATGCTCAAGCTGTTCGTCGGTGTAAGTCCGCTCCGAAACTCCCGGAATAAACGGGTATTTGTGATGCCTACAGTTTGCACCTGTCAGACCGTCAACATATCCGTAACCGGTCGTTTCCACAAGGTCATCGTAAAGCCCCAGCGGGTCAGGTTCGCCGCTTTCGCTCTGGTAATAGACTTTCCCTTGCCACTCCTTGTGGCTTGACCACGGCGAAGCACCCGGCTTGTCACGCGCCCCAGAGTGCGCAGACACTTCAAAGTATCGCGTCTCAAGGTACTCTGCGCTTTGGTTCGTGTACTGGTCGCAGATCTGATTCACGCCAGTCATGACAGCTCTCCGAACAGAAACGTCGATGTTGTCAACGTGTCCGCTTTCGTAGTTCACGACTTTCAGCCCACCTGCAAGCTGCTGCACCGCAGACTTGATCGCCTGATTGTAGCTGATTGACCCGCTTTGAATCTGCATAACAGCAGAATCCAGCGCCCACTGATACGCACGAGCGGGCGGAAGCATCGTCCGCCCATTGTTTACCAGAAAGCCCATAGACTGCGTGATATTTCGCAACGTTTGCCGAGTTTGTTCGTAAACCGCCCACGTGTCTTCTACGCTCACCAGCGTTTCAGGCTGTGTCAGCCCTGCCATGTCAATAACCGCTGTGTAATACTTCTGGTTTCTGGCAATAACATCATCAAAAAGCTCCTTGAGCTTCTTTTCACTGATTACAGAAGTCTTGCGGATTGCTTTTTCAATCTCCTTCGTGTCGATACCATGCGAACGAAGAGACCGGATTGCCTGAACAGTCACTTCGTTCAGCTGGTCTTTCAGCGCAAGCCTACTGCATATTTCATCGAGAAGCGTATCTTCCAATCCTCGGAACAGTTCTGCCAGATCCTCTGGGAGCGCATCAAGGAGTTCTGGGGTAAATGGATACCGGCTCATCTTTCACAACCCCAAAAGTCCCAGTGTTTTCTCCAAATCCCATTACTCGACCTCCTTTTCTTCCTCGGTTACCATGTCCTGCGCCTTCGGCAGCGCCGCCTTTGCGGTCGCCTCGTCCTCATTCATCCACTTCATGCGGAACTCCCAGTCGTTCATGATGCCTGCGCTGAGAAGCTGCATATCGCGGGAGAAGTCTGTAGCTTTGTCTTCGATGATGGAATCGTCAAAGTCAATGCTGATCTCCACGTCTTCATTCAGACCGGCGTTCATAGCTGTGTTTCCCAACCGAAGCAGAATCCGGCACAGCTCAACTAGCGCTTGTTCCAGCACAATTTCATGTTTCTTAATGGTGCGGAACATGGTGGAGTTTTCGCTGATAACTTGCGTTGCTGTCGCGACGCTGCCGCCGTCGAAACGGTAATAGGTCTCGCCGAAGCCGCACTTACTGGACAGTACGTTCAGTTGGTCTTGAAGTCCTACATTCAGCTGCTCGGTTCTCAGCGTCGGAGAAATCGTCTCTACCACGTTCCCTTGCTGCGTGTCCTCCGGAAGCAGATAGAAACGCCGGTCGTTGTCATCAAGCGTCGGTTCGTCATCTTCCCACCTTGTGGCGGGCATTTTGACCATCATCATCATGGGGCCGTTCTCGAACTCATTGACGTAACAGTCGTAGGCACAGTCAACGCCGCGCAGAACGTCGATTGCATTTGCATACACAGGGATACCAACCGGAAGCAGGTAATCAAGATTGTTTGCGATGTTCGGTCTGTCGATGACGAACTGTCTCTTGTCGCTTCCCGTATGTACCACAGGGGGGATTCGCTCAAAGCCCGGAACATCCGTCAAAAGCGCATCGGCAAGCGTTTCGTTTTCGTATCGGTAAATGCTGTTCTCGATGACGTAAAGTCCGTTTTCGTCTTTCCGGTGAATCTGCAAATACAGATAGTTTTTTCCAGCCCGTGTGACCACGCTGTCAAAAGCACACTCTGAAATAAAGCCATTCTGCCAAGCCAGCGGAAAAATGTGCTCAATGGTCACATAGTCAAGAGCGATACCGGAAACATCGCCCGGAACGGTCTCTCCGCTCTCGTTGACCGCTTGGCCGACCACACGAGGGATATACGCTACAGTTCCGAGTGCAGATTTCATTTCCTGCATTTCGTTCGCCTTGACCGTGAAGTTGTTCTCCGTCAGGACGCTATCAACGAACGCCTGTTCTTTCTGCCCCTCAAGTGTGATCTGGACTTTCTCGTTCATCAAGAGGTTAGCCCAGTCCTCGCAAACCTTTTTCGCCATACCTAGACTCGCGCGATTGCACTTCGTCCACTTATGGCCGTTATATCGCCGGTACTGATGGAACCCCTTGACTTTGCCGACGTACCACGACTTCCAAAGGGACACGTATGTATAGAATTCCTCTGGGATTGTCGTATACCCGAGTTCCTTTAATTTATCGATAACCGTCATGCAATAACTCCCATTCTACGGCTCACAGGCTCTAAGGCGTACCTTGTCGCATCAATCAAATGATTGTTTGCGTCCGGGTATCCGCTGATTATATCGCCGTCTTTGTTTCTCTCATATTCGTAGCCCACGAACTCATCGTAGGCATGTGGCGTCCGTTTTCTATCAATTACAATCGTTCTTCTCTGCAAGAACTTCATGCCGTATTCGACCGAGCCGGGTCCCTTGACCGCCTCATACGCAGGCAATCCCATTGCCCGTAAGTCAGCCACGCTCTTTGGCTCCGCGCTGTCACAGATGACGCGCACATTGCCATATCCGCGCTGTTTGATTATCGTCGCGCTCTGCTCGTTCGAAAGCTTATTCTGGTATATCTCGTCAAGCAGGTAAATTGTTTCCCTCGCCTTGTCGTAATGCAGCCGGATAAATGCAAAGGGGTCTGGGAACCATCCGAAATCCACGCCCTGATAGATTTTATCGAATCTGGAAACTTCTTCGTCCGTGATCTCCCGAAGTTCGAGCCTGTCAAACACATTGCCGCCGGTGCCGACCGGGATACCGAGGTATTCATGCTGATACGCCCGCTCGTCAGTGGCTTTCAGGTGTTCAGCCTCGTCAATAAACTGCTGCCCCAGCCATTCAGGCGGTGCTTGCAGATATGTTGACTTGTGGCACAGCCTGTCCGCGCGTTCTTCCAAGCTGTCTTTGTTTGCCCAGTTGTCCCGGCTGATCGGCGGGTTATAGCTCTCAAAGTTCCAGAATTTAGAGCCGCCACGCATTGTTGACTGCAAAATCGTTCGTATTTCGGCGCGACCGGCGAACTGGTCTTTCTCTTCAAAGTGCGTCACGGCAATGTAGCCAAACGGAACCTTGATGGACTTTATCTTCATGGGATCGTCAGCGCCCCGGAACATGATTTTCTGCCCGGTAGGCTTGTAGATCAGCTCCATCGGGGAAACCTTTGCTTCCCAATATGCCGCCATGCCAAGCTCTCCGATTGCCCATATGTACTGCGCATAAACGCTATCGCGTATGGTATTCGCAACCTTTCGCAGCACAAGCGCGTGTGTGTTTGGGTTGTTTATCAGCAGCAGGGGAACGAGTACAGACACAGTGGAGGACTTCAACGACCCACGCCCGCCACTAAAATCGTAGTGCGTGTGACCGTGCTGAAACACGTCACGCGCCACACCGTAGAACGCAGAGCCTATTTTTTCAGACAGGCGGATGTCAGACATCAATTATCACCTTGACGCACTCTGTGTTGATGTTTTGCTCCACAACGTCTTTCTGATCGAGGTACTGTTTCCCAAGCCAGATAGCCATAGACGCATTCTTTTCAGCGAGCCTCCATTGCATTCTTCGCAGAGATATTTTCCCTTTACCCCTCTTTTTTGCGAATACTTCGGAGAAATGCTCCCCATAAGTTCTCTTGCACCATCCGTCTAAGGTTTTATCGCTTACATCAAGCGCGTCGCAGATTTCCAGAAGGGTACATTGAAGCCCGCACAGCGCCTCGAACTGCTTCTGGTCTATTTCCTTTTTGGGTCGTGCCATACGAGCCCTCCTTTCTTCGCTGGCGTTTGATAAACTTTTCCATGTCCCGCTTCAAATACGGGCTGGTTGTTTTGTCAATAATTCCCTGTGCCTCTTCAACCGTCACTCAGAAGCACCGCCTTTTCTCCTGTGAACTTCTCCCAACGATCAATGATTACATCTGCATACTTTGGGTCAAACTCCATGCAGTACGCGTGTCTTCCGTTCTGCTCCGCTGCCATAATCGTTGTGCCAGACCCCGCGAACAGGTCAAGCACATTCTCACCCGGCTTGCTGGAACATTGCATCTGGTAATCAAACAGCTTAATCGGCTTCATGGTCGGATGCTCCGCAGATTTGACAGGCTTATCAAAATTGAGAACAGTGGTCTGCCTGCGGTTTTTGAAGAAGTAATGCTTGTGGCCTTCCGTCCATCCATACAAGCACGGCTCGTGCTCGTCCTCTTCAATCTCGCTCTCGCCATACAGGCAAGGTTCATGTTTCCACTGGAAGTCCTGTCTCCCCATCACGAGGGAGTTCTTCACCCAGATCAGGCACTGTCTGACGCGCAGCATCGCGTCTTTACACGCACCGCGAAAGTTATACCCTTCACTGTCTGCGTGCCAGATGTAGAACGGTGCACCAGGTTTCATAACCATCGCCGCATTGGAGAAAGCATCCGTTAAAAAGCGCCTGAATGCTGTATCTTCCATGTTGTCGTTTTTGATTTTACCGGCGGCTCCCTGATAGTCCACATTGTACGGCGGGTCCGTGAGAAGCAAGTCCATCTGCACCCCCCCTGTGAGCTTTTGTACGTCACTCAGAGACGTACTGTCGCCACACATTAACCGATGCTCGCCTAGCTGGTACACATCGCCGAGTCTACTCTTCGGCTGCGCAGGAAGAACTGGATCATAGTCATCCTCCACAACAGAATCGTTCAGCTCGTCGCGGAGTCCCCAATCAAAGTCAAAAGCCGACAGGTCAAGCCCCGGCAGTTCGACCGACAGCAGGTCAAAGTCCCAGTCGCTCTCGTTGCTTTTGTTATCTACCAGCCGCAGGGCGTTCACTTGCTCCGGTGTCAGATCATCTACGCAGACGCACGGCACTTCTTCCATGCCCAGCTTCTTTGCCGCCAGAGCGCGGCAATGACCGATTACAATCACACCGTCCCGATCAACTACAATCGGCTGAACAAAGCCGTACTGCTTGATGCTTTCTGCAACGTTGTTGATCTGCCGTTTATCGTGTTTCTTTGCATTCTTCCCATAAGGCGTAATGCTATCTAATTTCAAGCTCTTTACTTCCATTTCATCCCTCCTTATTCACCCTTCCAATCTTCCTTTTCACGCTCCACCGGATTGCGGTTCCCGGTGGAGCTAAGAAAAAGGAGGTTCCGCAGTCCGCTGCGTAGCCGTAAGAAGGATGAAAGCGCAGAGGATACACCTCTACGCTTCCATTTTACCGTATTTTTAGGGCTATTTTGAAAATATACTTTCAAAAACTATTACTTTTCGTTCCCAGCAAGATAATCAAGCGATACGTCGAATATTTCAGAAAAGCATAGTAACACAGACAATGTGGGTTCCGCTTCTCCGCGCTCGTACATTCCTACCATCGGTCTTGACAAACCGCATCGCTCGCTTAGAACGTATCGTTTTATTCTTTTTCGTTCCCTCAGTTTTCTCAGCCTTTCTGGGAACACGCTTGCCTTGTCCTCCGTTTGCATCAGCCTCCTATCTCCCCGAACTCCCGAACCCATTGTCCCCGCGTTCCGTCTCCTCGAGCGAGGGGACCACTTCCAGTTCCGGCAGGATGCAGGGCAGTATAACAAGCTGCGAGATCTTATCGCCCCTACAGACCTTGTAGGGCTTGCTTCCGTGGTTGTATAGCTTGACAATGATGCTTCCGGTGTAGCCGACGTCGATGACCCCTTCGCTGGTGATTCCGTGTTTGACATTCAGACCGCTTTTGCTCTTGAGAAATCCCACGGTGTTTTTGGGCAGCTGGACATGCACGCCTGTATCAAACAATTCGCTTTCTCCGGGATAGATGTAAACGTCGTCGCTCGCCGAATACAGGTCTAACCCCGCATCGTATTCATGCGCCCTTGTGGGCATGAACGCCAACAAATCTAAAACAATTTTCATTTTTCCCACCAATCCTTGATTGTATCGTTCCGTTCGAAAAACGACTGAAAGAACGGACCGCAGAGCTTCTTAAGACTCGAATCCAGCCGGTGAATTGCATCGTCGGATTCCTTCTTGCCCAGCCATGCCACGCCGTATTCCGCGTCAAGCTGCTCCATTTTGTCCAGAAGTTCCTTTGCCTTCGCCGGGCTTTTGAGCATGCCCAGTTCATGCGCCGCCACAAAGAAAAGATCCGTCACCTTCTGCTTTCCAGCTTCCATACCGGCGGCAAAATATGCCTTGTTGCTTCTGCGAATACGCTTTGCCAGATCATTCGTTGTGCTCATAGCTGTATCCCCCTTATGTACTTATCAAAATACGTCACTGCCACCGCCATCGCCGCCCACATATCCGCTGCGAACCCGTAAAAGAAACCGGGGTTCTTCTTTGTTCCTTTCCCATAATTCGGCTCTCCGGGCGCGTAGCGGTCGACGAGGGCTTGTCTGATGTTCGCATCCTTCGCCGACGCTCTGCCACATAAGTAGAGCTTTTCTTCCCGGCGGAAGATCTTCTGTATCTGGTACCCCTTCCGGTAAAGCTCGGCATATTCCCAGAACCGCCCAATCCAGAAGCAGGTGTCAAACACCTCTTGCCCGACTGGCATTCCCATACCGGCAACCATTTCGATTGCCAAGTGCTGATACTCCCGGCAGAGAACGGGGAATATCTCCCCGTTCGGAACTTTCCCAACGTCCAGCACCTTCCGGATTTCCTTCCCGTCGTGCTCCGCCAGCACATAGCCGGATTGAATGTTGCCGGGGTCAATCGCAAGAATTGTTCCCACCTTGCAGCCTCCTTCCGGTCTCGCACGGCTTCATCTCGTCGCAATCACCGTATTTCGCGCAATGTGCTGCAAACAGCCCCTTGAACTCCGGCAATTTGTCGATTACAAGGCAGCACATCATTTTCACAGCCTCGCGCGTCTCCTTTGCCGCCAGCCTGCAAAGCCGCTTTTCTGCAATGGTCATCAGCTCTTCGGCATTCATGTACCAGATCATGTCTACCGGCGCGTCCTGCCGCGCTGCGTTCCGATCGTATTCGTCCTGCCGGTCGTTGCGCTGGCTGCGGATAAACGGCTGTGCGTGGACGTGGCGGGCTAAATGAGTGCTTACCCAGTACGGCACGCCCTCAAGATAAAACGCAAACTGTAACGTCCGAATGGGGCTATGCCGCGCCCGGAGAATGGCGTGTTTCCACTCCATGTCCGGTGCTGTTTTCATCTCTTTGCCGATGGTAACCAAAGCGCACTGTTTTGCAAGCGCCCAGTCCTCATCGGTTGGATATTTCAAAAGTGTAATGTTCATTCTTCCCTCCGGTCTCCGTAGCTGCAATACCCGTCAGGCTCCGGGTCTGAAAGCCCTCTCCGATCTGCGCAGTACGGGTCATTTTCTTCGTTCCGACGGAAATTCTTGCAATATTGGCAACGCACGACCGGTTCAGCGTCTACCGAGGGTGCATATGCAATCAGCTCCTGAATTTTCTGTCGCGCTTGGCTCAACATTACGCGCGTGATAACATTCTCGGTTTTGCTCCGATCTTCCATGTACTTTTCTTCTGCTGCGTCGTATAGCCGGTTCGCATCAATCAGCCACATTATTGCTACCTCCTGTATTTGTCTGATACTCGCCGTGGCTGCAAAAATCATCAGGTCTGCAATACGGCAGCATATATTTTTTTCAATCGTAGCATCCGCCAGAAAGGGGTGCCCCAAGGTGTCTACAGTATTTGCAACGCACTACCTCCGCAACGTCGGCGGCGGGCAGTCTCTTGATAACGTCCATCGCTGCGTAAGCATAGTTGTTGCATAGAACTTTCAACGCATCCTCGCGCCGGATAAAATCAGCCATAAAGCATACCTCCTGCAATAACTTCGTCCATCCCATCCGGCAAGGCGTGGAATGGGTCGATTGTTCGTATAATTTTCAGCCGCAAGAGCCTTTCTGCCTGCCGTTTGGTCAGCCGCTGCTCCCGCTTCTTCGGCGGCAGCT